AAGCATTGGTTACTGCTGAAGAAGCTGAACAAAAATTATCAGCACGATCAGCAGAACTCTTAGCGCAAGTTGATTCAGTTGAGACCGATGAAGAACTCAACAAACTAGACGAGTCAATCGAAGCAGCGCAACGTGAGTTAGAAGCTAAGCAATTAGAGGTTCGGACCATCAAAGAAGAGATGGAACGGATTGAATCAGAAATCCGTTCAATCAACGACAAACAACCAAAACCAGAAGAAGGGAAACGTGAGAAAATGAATAACAATGAAAAACGCGAAGCACTAGCTGGATACATCCGCAAAGCAGAATATGAATCAGGTGTTACAAAAGTCGATGGTGGCGCGTTGATTCCTGTGGAAGTCCTGCAACCTCATGACAAGAAAACAAGCACAGTTGACCTAACCAAACTTATCAATGTGGTTAAGGTAAATTCAGCGTCTGGTAAATATCCAATCATGAAAAAATCCAAAAAGAAGATGGTTAGTGTAGAAGAACTTGCTGCCAACCCAGAATTAGGAAAACCAGCGATTCAAGAAGTTGACTACTCTGTCAAGACCTTCCGTGGTAACGTTGCTATCTCTCAAGAAATGATTGATGACGCTACATTCGACATCGTGGGCAAGGTTGGAGAAGATGTCAACGACCAGGAACTTAACACTAAAAACGATGAGATCTGTAAGATTCTAAAAGCCGCAACGGCCGCTAACGCGCAAGGTTTAGACGGAATCAAGGATATCTTGAACGTAAAAATTAAGACTGCATATGCACCTATTTTGATTGTCAGTCAATCAATGTATAACGCGCTAGATAAGGTAAAGGACAAGGATGGCCGATATATGTTGCAACCAGACATCACCTCTCCAAGCGGACATTCATTCAGCAACCACCCTATCTACACGGTCGACGATACTTTAATTGCTAGCGAAGGCGAAATGAAAGGCTTTATTGGCGATGCCGAAGAATTCGTGACACTGTTTGACCGGAGCCAAGTGACTGTCCAATGGACCAACAACAATGTGTATGGTCAACTATTAGGTTCAGCAGTACGATTTGACACGAAGAAGGTAGATGAAGATGCTGGCTTCTTCGTAACCTACACTGACGCTGTTTAACCTAACGAAAGGGTGATCTAAATGGCGTATAAGGTAGTTAGAGCCTTTGCTGATGTAAATGACCGTTCGGAGGAATTTCCGAACGGTCGCCTCTATGAGGTCGGTGATTATTATCCAGCGAAAGGTAAGGTAACTAACAAACGAATTTTAGAATTGGCCACAAGAGCCAATTCAGCAGGAGCGATTTTCATTGCTGAAGATAGTGACGAGGAAGTGAGTGATGACAATGTCGGAGGAACAACTGACTAACGAAGAAGTCATCTTGGAAATTCTAAAGGCTAGACTTAGCATCTCGACTGACGTTAGAGATAAGCTATTAAAGCATATCATCTCAGGTATCATCGAGGAGCTGAAAGAACAGCAAGGAATTAAACTAGATGTATCTAAGATTAGTCATCAGCTCTTCGTCGCTGACTACGCCGAATATCGATATTCAAGCCGGGACAATCCATCAATGCCACGCCACATCCGTTGGCGATTAAATAACTTGATGTTTAGCAGCTTAGGGGGTGGCTCAAATGATTAGCACCTGGGACCACACTGTTACGTTGTTGAGTATCGGTGACGGCTATGATGATATCGGTAATCCGGTTGAAGGTGTCACAAGCAAACTCACAATATTCGCTAAGCGAAAGCCGACTAACCGACGCGAGTTCTATCTAGCTGGTCAGAACGGCATATCTATCGACGAGACGTTTGTCATCCATCCGTACGAGTATAGCAAGCAGACTCACCTTGAGTTCGAGGGCCTATATTACACCATTGTTCGAACCTACCAAATCAGCAACGAAGAATTGGAACTTCAATGCTCCGTTAAAGTTGGTGATTTAAATGGCCAATGATCTAGCCAATGAGGTAGCCAGACTACTACGCGCATACACTGATGAGGTAGAACAAGACCTCAACAAGGTATTCGACGAGGTTGGTCGCGAGGGTGTCGAAATGGTAACAGAAGCCAGTCCGGTTAGGTACGGTAAGTACAAGAAGGGCTGGAAACTCAAAAAGGAAAAGAACAAGCGAATCATCCACAACGCTACCGACTGGCGACGCACCCACCTCTTAGAAAAGGGCCATGCCCTGGTCAACGGTGGACGGTCCAAAGCCTATCCTCACATCAAGAAGGCAGAGGAGTTTGTCAAGGAGCAGGTGGTAAAAAGGGTCGAGGAAAGGTTGGCGAAAAGCTGATGATGTTAACTGAATTGGCTTCGGCCATCAAAGAAGCAGGCTTTAATAATTTGGCATATCGCCGATTTTTGCCTGGTAAACGAGTGCCAACACCGTTTGTCGTCTATTACGAGGACGAGACGCAGGCTATATACGCAGACAATACTTGCTATTTCGCCTATGCTGGCATAACCGTTGAGCTCTATACTGACAAGAAAATGCCAGTAGAAGAGGAAAAACTAGAGGCTGTCTTTAGGCAGCATCAATGGGCATTCGTAAAGACGGAACTATTCGTCGAATCAGAACAGCTCATTCTAATCAAATATGAATTGGAGGGTCTATAATGACTGAAAAAAACATCGTTGAATTCGGGCTTGAGAATGTGCACTATGCACCTATCACATCAATGACGCCAACAGGAATCACTTACGGTTCACCTGTTGCATTACCTGGTGCAGTTGAATTAAGCATCAATCCAAAAGGTGACCTTGTTGAATTTGAAGCTGACAACGTAACTTATTACGCTGCTGCAAATAACAACGGTTACGAAGGCGAATTAACCATGGCATTAATTCCTGATCACTTCAAAGAAGCATGCCTTGGCGAGAAGAAAAATGCAACATCTAATACCATGAGCGAATTTGCAAATGCGACATCTAAAGGCTTCGCCTTGATGTATCAATTCCGTGGCGACAAGAAGAACCGCCGCCACACATTGTACAACTGTACGGCTAACCGTCCGACAGTTGGTGGTAAGACAAAGGGTAACGGCGAGCCAAATACCCAAAAACTGACATTCGTTGCCAAGCCACGCTTACATGACAACCTTGTCAAGAAGAGTACTACCGAGGAAACGCCAGAAGAAACATATAAGAACTGGTTCACCAAGCCATTTGAGGAGCAAGAATAATGGAGGGAATGCTACGAATCGATGGTCGTGAAATTCGACTAAAAGCAACCGCTGCGACGCCAATCCGATATCGTTCGGAATTTGGCGTCGATTTCTTTAAGGACGTATACCGTTTTGGTGTATCAGGCAATACCATTGCCAAGAGTGACAGTGGAAAGGCAGTAACCGATGAAGAGTTGAATGCCATTGAACTAGATTGCGTATATCGATTGCTATGGGCCTTTGCCAAGGAAGCAGATAAAGACATTCTACCGTTTATGGAATGGCTAGAAAGCTTTGACGTTCTTCCGTTTACAGACTGCGCCAAAGCGATTTCGCCGCTCATCAACAAGTTGATGCAATCAAAAAAGCAGAAGACCCCGACCCAGATAAGCCGTGGGAAGGGCAAGAAGAAGAAAAAATAATCACAACAGAGATGGTCCTAGTAGCAATGAAGTTACTAGGACTTTCTATTGATGATTTAGGCAGCATGACAGTCGGACTGCTTATGGACTTTATGCTTACAGAAGTTGAGATGAGAGAGAAGCAGGACGAACCAAAGACACGCAAGGCGACTCAAGATGACTTTGACGCCTTCTAGGAGGTGAGGCAGTGTCTAACATCAAAGGTATTACAATCGAAATCGATGGTAAGACGACAGGCTTAGAGAAGTCGCTTGCCTCAGTCAACAAGGAATCAGCCAAGGCCAATGCCGAGTTGAGCAAGATTAACAACGGATTGAAGTTCAACCCTGGTAATTCTGATCTAGTTGCTCAAAAGCAACAGGTATTAGCCAAGCAAATTGAGGTTACTAGCGAAAAACTGAACGCCTTGAAGAATGCTGATTCTCAAGTCAAGCAATCATTGGCTAATGGCGAGATTGGCGAGGACAAATACCGCGCCTTCCAACGTGAATTAGTCGAGACGGAGAGCAAACTCCGTAAGTACAAAACTGAGATGGCTAGCGTTGGCCAGGAGCAGAAGAACTGGCAACAGAGCTCTAATCAGTTACAGACCTTGCTTAAAGCAACCAAGACAAGCCTAGATGACTATTCCAACGTTCTGGGAACTAAGCTAGTTAACTCTATCAAGAATGGTTCAGCTAGTTCGGCTGATCTCGATAAGGCAATCAAGCTAATCGGTAAGGCCAGTGGCATAACAGAACACGACATTGATAAGCTCAAGAAGACATTGGACACTGTCGATGACGGTAACTCACTAGACAATGTCGCTAGCGAAATGGATAAGCTTAAAAATAAGACAAGCGAATCCAACAAGGAATTAGAAAAGATATCCAAGGCAACTTCTGGCACAGCTTTGATGCAAGCAGCTAGCGCTGCAAAACAAGCAGGAGATGCGGTCATTGGCTTTGCCAAACAGTCACAGGACGCTTTCCGCCAGATGGACGAAGGCTTAGATATCTATACAACGAAGACCGGTCAGAGTTCAGATGCCATTAAGGAAAGCTATGAGCGTATCTTATCTAGCATTCCTGTCGATAGTCCGGCTATTGTTGGCGCTGCGTTAGGTGAAGTAAACACCCAACTAGACTTCACAGGCGAACGACTAGAAGCAGCATCACTTAGCGCAATCAAGTTTGCCAACATCAACGGTACCGATGTATCGAACTCCATCATCAGCGCCAAGCAAGCTTTAGAGGCTTATGGCCTATCTAACGAGCAATTTGAGAGCGTCTTAGATAGCGTGACCGGCACAGCACAACGAACTGGCGTATCAGTCGATGCCTTGTTTCAAGCAGCAGTCGCAGGCGCACCACAGATTAAGTCATTAGGTTTGTCATTCGGTGAGGGCGTCGAGTTGATGGGGCAATTCAACAAGCTAGGTATCGACGGATCTAATGCACTTGGCCTACTATCCAAGGCTAGCGTTGTCTATGCCAAGCAAGGTATTAGCCTTAAAGACGGACTAGCACAGACAATCGACAAGATTAAGAATGCTAAGAACGAGACAGAAGCCCTAGCCACTGCAAGTGCCACATTCGGCACCAAGGGCGCAGCCAAGATGGTTGACGCCATTAAGCGTGGCGCATTTAGCTTCAGTCAATTAACTAAAGCAGCGCAAGATAGCCAAGGCTCTGTAAGTGCCACATTTGATGCCACATTGGACGATATCGACCAACAACAGATAGCCATGCAACAGTTCCAAGCTGTCATAGCCGAAGTTGGCGGTACAATCGCATCTGCGGTTGCACCATTAATCAAAGATATCGTGCCAGTTATCAAAGATGTGGTCCAATGGTTTAGAGACCTACCTGCACCAGTACAACAAGGCATACTTGTCGTAGGCGGACTATTGGCTGGACTTAGTGCCTTAGCGCCTGTAATCACAGCCATAGCAACCGTGTTTGGTGTATTTGGCGCGTCGATTGGCGCTGCATTGTTGCCTATAGGTGCCATTGTAGCTGCTATCGCCGCAGTAATCGCCATTATAGCCAACTGGGACACCATTTGCCAGGTTCTATCCGCAACGTGGGATGCTCTAGTTGCAACTGGCTCTGCTGTGTGGTCAAGCCTGGTAGAGGTCATATCTGGCTTCGTTCAGGGAGCTAGCGAGGCACTTGGCGGTGTAGGGAGTTTCATTTCCGGTGTGTGGAACGAGATTTCCACCACCACTTCTAACATTTGGAATGGCATCACAAGCACCATATCAAACACCATCAACGGAGCCAAGGACGCGGTCGGAAGTGCAATCGAGGCAATCAAGGGCTTCCTCAAATTTGAATGGAAGTGGCCAAAGATACCTTTACCACACTTCACATTTAGCGGATCTCTTAATCCATTGGATTGGGGCGATGCCAGCAAACGACCTAACGTTGGCGTCGAATGGTATGCCAAGGGTGGTATCCTAAATGCTCCAACAGTATTCGGTATGAATGGCAACAACCTAATGGTAGGCGGCGAAGCTGGCTCAGAGGCCGTATTACCACTCAACGCTGAAACGCTTGGTGGAATTGGTCGTG